CCTGCGGCGAATGCGGCAACTACACGCTGGTGCGCAACGGCACCTGCATGAAGTGCAACACCTGCGGCGGTACCAGCGGCTGCAGCTGAGAGATTGAGGGTTGGGGCGCAAAGGTTGCAGCTTTGCGCCCCGGCTTTCCGGCGGATGGTTGACACACCGCTGGATTACCAAATCTCGGCCCTCCCGGGTCGATGGACTCGGGAAAACATGGCTGAGAGACGGGATCAATGACGTGTCGGTCTATCCACAGACCTATCCCGAAGAAACTGAGGGAAGCTGTGGGCAAATCGAAAGGAGGCCACGATGGCCAAGAAGAATACGGAAGTGACGAGCGCGAAAGCGGCTTCTGCCGCCGGGAAGGTTCTGAGCAATCCGAAGTCGAGCCCGGCTGCTAAAACTGCCGCGGCGTCGGCGCTCTCGCAGCGCCCTAACAAGAAGTAAAACAATTGGGGGCGGTTTTCTGCTCCCAGTTGCCGAGATTTGGAAAGTTCGCCATGCAACTGATCATCGCCACCGAAGCTTTCGAAAACGTGCCCCTGCGCCGCATCCCCGGCGGCTACGAGGCCGTTCTTGCGGGCAAGGCGCTCAAACGCCTGATCGACGCCACCTTCGAGGGCGCGTCGATCGAGGTCTGGGGCGGCGATCTGAGCGCGCATGGCCTTGACGTTACGGACATCCGCATGGCCGGCGCCACCACCACCGTCACGCTGATGGCGGCGGGCGCGAAGGCGATCCACTGAGCGAGATCGGGGGCAGGTGCGCTTGCCCCAGACGTCGAGAAGGCCCAGTGTTGTTTGACACGACATTCTGCAGGAAGCCGGAAGAGGCCGCCTGAAGGCGGAAGACCTTGGAAGGGTCAATAAAACAAGGGCGTTGCAGCCATCGAGCGACGTCGAGACGCGCAGCGCGCCATGTCATGCAGTGCCCCTGAAAATGGCCGTTAGGGGGCGATCGAGCGTTGATCGAGGGAATGCCGTGGCCGAGGCGATGAACGCCGAGAACGTCAATAAAAACAGGTGTTCAAAGGGTCTTTGAAGGGTGGATTGCACGCCGCCGACCTGTGCGGAACTGGGATGATTGCACCCCAGTTTGCGAATGGCATCCCAGTTCGCGTTAAGTAACTGGAAATAAAGAAAATAGATGCAAGAGCTTATAGTGATCCCGTGGGCCGAACTGGGATGGCATTTTCATCTTAGGTGTCGAGCAAAGTCACTGCGGTGCCGGCGGCCACGAGGAAGAGCATGGACTTTCCGCCGCCGCTCACTTCGCTGTAGTTCAAGGATGTCCCAACGACAGCGTTTGCGCCGAGAGCGTATGCTTCTTGGCGCAGCTCCTGCAGTGCCTGATCCTTCGCCCTGCGCAGATTGTCTTGCAGGGTCTTGCTTCGCCCCCCGAAAACATCCCGGAACGAAGTTGCGATATCCTCGAACAGGTTCATTCCGATCACGACCTCGGCGGTCACGATGCCGAAGCGTTGCACGATAGCCAAGCCGGGGGCAGTTTCGGTCGTCAGGATGATTGCTGCAAGTTGATCATGCCCCGCTGCGCGCAGCGGTGAAGCCCTTCGAGCTTGCGGAAGCTTCGCGCATTCGAAGCAAAGCCCAGTGGCGGGATCGACGTATGTATTCGCCTTGCATCGTAAACACTGGGCCATGCCATGATCCCTTCCTGTTAAGTCTCCGGCACCGCTATCCACAAGAGTCGCCAGACCATACGACCTGACCGATAATCTGCAACCTGTTAGCGTGGTCGCAGGGACGAAACTCGGTGCGGAGAAGTGCGTCAAACAGCGGGAAATGCCAGATATCCATGCTATTAGTAGTCAATGATCTGACATCATGGGGGGCCAAATGCCCGATATCTCTGCTCTTCTTCAGCTTCCCTTCGAGGTTATCTGGATGCTTGGTATCGGCTACCTCGGTTACAAGCTGACATTTGTTGGCCGCGATGCGCATCATCAGGTTCTTGACCGCATCTTTCTGATCTTTGTTATCGGATCGGTCGCCCGTTGGGCTGCGGCGCTGGTGACCCGCTGGTGGGATGTCAGCGACATGCTGGAAGCGGGGCTCGCATTGCTGGCTGGTATCGCTGGTGCGCTGATGTGGCGGCGCTGGGGTGGCAACTGGTTCTACGAGGCAATGTACCGGACGAATTTCATTCGTGACGACGGGCAACCCGACGTCTGGCGCAGCATGCTGGCGCGCAGCGGACTGAATGGCCCCCGGCGACTGGTGGTGCGATTGAAGAACGGTACGGAACTCATGTGCAACGAACTGGCAGATTTCAACGATGCGCCGCTTGGCCCATGCCTGTTTGGTCAGGACGGGTCGATTGCGATATATGTGACCGACGTGCGCAAACCAGGTGCAGAAGACTGGACCGAGATCGATCCGGTACCGCCGGAAGCGCCGCAATGGGGTTACGAGATGTCATTCATCCCGGCTTCGGAAATCGCGCGCGTGGATATCACCCGGCAGGCCTAGCCCTTTGGTTTCGGCTTTGGTGCCGGTGCGGCGCTTTTTGTCAGCTTTCCAGGCTGGTGAGACCCTTGTACGCCCGCAATGCCAGACTTGCCTGCAGGGCTCTTCTGATCAGAGGACTTCTTCCCATCCTTGCCCATGATCAGCCTTTCGGTTTTGGCTTTGCTGGCGGTGCCGCCTCAAACTTCAGCGGCGCTCGCGGCTGCTCCGAAAACAGTGCCGTGAGGGTTTGTTCTCGCGGTTGCGTCGGTTTTGCGGGCGAAGCGGCCGTACTCGGTTTCTTGCGATCGTCTGCCATGATCACCCTTTCGGTTTCGGTTTCGTGGGTGGCGGAACAGCTTTCGTTCCCTTGGGCTGCTGGCTCTTGATCGAAATCTCTTTTGCCATCCTGCGTCCTTTCACCAAGTGTGACCCGACCAGACAACCTGACCGATGATGCTCACCCTGTTGGCTTCGTCTGATCTGCGGAATTCAGATTGGTATGAGGGCGCGTCTGAGCGCAGAATAAGGCCCTCCGGCAACAGATCGACGCGCTTCACCCTGGTCGAGCCGTCGGTGTCGGTCAGGGCGTAGACGTGGCCGTTGCGCACCTTGTTGCGGCGGCGGTCGATCAGGGCCAGATCGCCATCGTGCAACCCGGGCGTCATGCTGTCGCCCGAGACCTGGACGAGCACAGCTTGCGTTGGATCGACGCCCATGCGGTCCAGCCAGTCGCGGCGGAAGGCCAGTTTCTCGATCACATGCACGTCTCCGTTTTCGGCCCCCGGCCCCGCCGACACCCGGGCATCGAGGCGCGGAATCGGGCTGAAATCTTCGTTCCCCAGAACAACCGTCTCGACTGGTCCAGTCGATCGAGGCGGGCCGATGTAGAACTCCAGCCCCAGCGCTTCACAGATTTGCTGCGCGCGGTTTATTCCAGTGCCCGTCTTCTTTGTCCCGCGCAGTACAGATCTTAGCGCATCGGGGGCCAGACCGTAGTCACGCTCAGCAGCAAACGTGTTCGTTGAGAGCGCCGACAAGCGCTCTCTGATCAGCTCTGCAAGCATGGTCTCCGCATCGATCATGATCGGAGAAAATACCGAAACCAAACCTCTTGCAAGTCGGTAAATATTCCGCTTAGATATTCGGAGAATAATCCGAAACGGAATGGCAATGAACACTCAACATCTTGTGCGTCTCGGGCAGGCATACGCAACGCACCACGGACTGGAGCTGTCGACAGTTTCGACTTACGCGGCAGCCGATGGAAAATGGCTCAAGCGCCTGCACGAGGGCGCTAGCTGCACGCTGCGCAAAGCTGCGGCGGTGGTTCAGTGGTTCGCCGATCGTTGGCCCGCTGATCTCGAATGGCCGCGCGACATTCCCCGTCCCCCGAAGAGCAAGAAGGAGGCAGCTTGATGCGCGCCAATTTCGCCGAGTGCCGCCATGGCGTGTCGCAAGACAAGCACCGTGCGCCGGAATGGAGTTTTCCGCCCGGCTGGTGGATCGCCGCTTCGGTGCCGTTCGCGCTGATCTTCTGGATCAGCCTTGGGCTTTGGCTCGCGGGGTGGCTGTGATGACCGATTTCCCCACTGATTACCGCGCCCCCGAAGCCACCATCACTGTCGGGCGCGGCAGGCGCCGGAGCATCCTCCCCACCTTGCTCCGGCGCCTCAAGGCCTTTTTCGACTGGGTGGACGGCTGCTGGGCTGTCGATGTTCTAGGCGCAGCCACCATCCTGATTTTCATGCTTCTGACCCCTGTTTTTCTTCCCCTGATCTTCGAGGTGTTCCATGCAAACTGACGTTCTCAACGACGAAACCCACCCCGCCGCCATGCTCCCGGCGGCGCGCATGGCCGAAATCCGGCGTCTGACCGAGGCCGCGAACGAAGCGGCGGTGAGTGCCGGTCGCATCCATGCCGACGCGGACCAGATGCGGCCTGATGATCCCGCGATGCGGAACGCGCTCAACGCGGTTGATGCTCTGTGGACCGTGCATGATCAGTTGGTGACCGAGCTGCTGGAGTGCCTGCATCAGGCCGAGGCGGCTGGCGATCTGGCGGTCTGCGAAGCGGCGCTGGGGTAATGCAGATGGTTGGCATGGCAGACTACGCCCGGCCTGACTGCTATCAGGTGCAGCTTCTGTCCGGCATTGGCTATGTGGTGCTTGCCCCCAGTGGACAGGTGATCAGGGATAGCCAGACACCCTTCAGACTTCGGGCCGAGCAGCAGCGCGATGCGTTGCAGCGCGAGGCGGACCTGAAGGCGAAGCGTTTTAACCGGCCCTGCCTGTGCTGTGGGCGCGTGTTCCATTCGGCGGGAATCCACAACCGGATGTGCGACGTTTGCCGTCGGCAATCGTTTGCGCTTGCCGACGAGTCGCGCCCGTCGCTGCCGCGTGCCCGCGGCGGGAGGTCGTGATGGCCCGTTTGACGCAGATCGACAGCGTGCCGGTGGCGGAGGTGATCGTGCGCGACCGCCTGCGTCCGGTGACCGAGGCGGGGGTGCAGAGCCTTCTTGCCTCGATCGCCGAGACGGGGGTGATGAAGGACGCGATCCATGTGCGCAAGAAGAAGGACGGCAGCCTGCACCTGATTGCGGGTGGGCACCGGCTGGAGGCGGCGCGGCGGCTCGACTGGAAGATGATCGAGGCCAAGGTCTGGACCGACGTCACCGACGACTGGGCGCGGTTGATGGAGATCGACGACAACCTTGCGGGCGCGGAGATGAACGCGCTCGACACAGCGGTGTTTTTGGCCACCCGCAAGGAGGTTTACGAGCGCCTGCATCCGGAGACGAAATGGGGCGTGGCCGGAGGCCTAGCGCGCCAAGGGGCAGCAACGGAACCGAGTTCCGTTGCTAGTTTTGCCGCTTCCACCGCCGAGAAGTTCGGCCTGACGGATCGACAAATCCGCAAGATCGTTGCCGCCGGGACCAAGCTCGGCCCCGACGAGGTGGCGCGGCTGCGCGCCGCGCCGCGGGCGGTGACGCTGAAGGATCTGACCGAGATTGCGAAGATCGGCCAGGCGCCGGAGCGCTATGACGTGGTGGCTCGACTGGCCGAAGGCCGCGCCAAATCCGCCGCGGATGCGCGCAAGGCGCTGCGTCTTGAACGGGATGGTGAAGCCCCCGTTCAAGATCCGTCTGATCAGCAGTTCAAGGCGCTGCAGGCGGCCTGGAACCGGGCCGGGGCGAAGGCGCGCGCCAAGTTCGTCGATGCCAACGGCGTCCGCCTGATCGAGATGGCGGGCCTGCAGCTCGGCATCGAACCGCCCGCGCGCCGGGAGGCCGCAGAATGAAATCAGCTACCCCCGCACGCGAATGGTGGACGGCCGAGGCTTTGGCGGCGGCTGGACTTCCCGATGTGCCGACGACAAAGCGCAACGTAAATGCAATGGCGGCGCGTCTCGACTGGATGGCGCATCCGACCTATGCCCGCCGCCGCGCTGGCCGCGGGGGTGGCTGGGAATATCACTGGAAGCTGTTGCCGGTGCGGGCGCAGGCGGCGCTGCTGAAGGCCGCCAGTGCGCCCCATCACGCCCCGGCGCCGCAGCGGGCGCGGGGCGAGGTCTGGTCCTGGTATGATGGGCTGCCGGAGACGGTGAAAGCGCAGGCGGCGGCGCGGCTGGCGGTGATCCAGAAGGTCGAAGCGTTGGAAGCCCCGATGGGAAAGGCGCTGGCCGTCGATATGGTGGCGCAAGAGACCGATGTTTCTGCCCGCACGATCTGGAACTGGTTCGAGATGATCGAGGGCGTCGATCCGGCGGATCGGCTGGCGTATCTGGCTCCGCGCCATCGCGCCGCAGATGCGAAGCGCGAGCGGGCCGATTGCAGTCAAGAGTTTCTGGATTGGCTCCGGGCGGATTACCTCCGCCTCGAAAAGCCCAGCTTCAAGAGCTGCTACGACCGGGTGGTCGAGTTGTGCAGAGCGCGCGGGCTGACGATGCTGACCGAGCGCACGGCCCGGCGCTGGATAGAGGCGAACGTGCCGCGTGTCTCGCTGGTTCTGGCGCGCGAAGGGGAGCGCGGGCTTGCGAAGTGCTTCCCGCCGCAGATCCGCGATCGCTCGACGCTGACGGCGCTGGAGGCGGTAAACGCCGACTGCCACAAGATCGACGTTTTCGTGCAATGGCCCGGAATCGAGCAGCCGGTGCGGCCGCAGATTGCGGCCTTCCAGGATCTCTATTCGAACAAGATGCTGGCCTATCGGGTCGATCTGGACCCGAACAAGGTCGCTGTCATGCAGGCCTGGGGGGAGCTGGTCGAGACCTATGGCATCCCGCGCCATTGCCTCTTCGACAACGGGATGGAATTCGCCAACAAGTGGCTGACGGGCGGCACGCCGACGCGGTTTCGCTTCAAGGTTCGGCCCGATGACGGTCTGGGCGTGCTGCCGCAGATGGGCGTGCAGATCCACTGGGCGACGCCTGCCCACGGTCAGGCCAAGCCGATCGAGCGCGGGTTCCGAGATTTCGCGGACCGGGTTGCCAAGCATCCGGCATTCGCCGGGGCCTATGTCGGGAACAACCCGCTGGCCAAGCCGGAGAACTATGCGAGCCGCGCGATTCCGCTCGCTGATTTTCTGGCTGTCCTCGATCAGGAAGTGGCCAAGCACAACGCCCGGCCCGGCCGCCTGACCGCCAACGCCAAGGGTCGCAGCTTCGACGAAACCTTTGCGGAGAGCTACGCGACGGCGCCGATCCGGAAGGCGACACCGGAGCAGCACCGGCTGTGGCTGATGGGTCAGGAGAAGCGGAAGCTGCACCGCACCCATGGTGTGCTGACGCTGTTCAAGAACGGCTATTGGGCCGACTGGATGAACGAATTTGCAGGTGAGAATGTTCTTTCCAGGTTCAACCCGGAAGACCTGCACGAAGGGCTCTACATCTACTCGCTCGCAGGGGAATTTCTGGGCTTCGCCGAGTGCCGCGAGAAAACCGGCTTCTTCGACCTTGTTGGCGCGAAGCTGCACGCCAAGGCGGATCGCGCGCGCAAGCGGGCGGAGAAAGAGCTGCTCAAGGCACAGCTGCCGGTGTCTCTCGATACCTATGCGGCCGAGCTGGCCAGCCTGCCGCAACCGGAAACGCCGCTGATCGAGGCCAAGGTGGTCGAGATGATGCCGGTGCGGCACCGGACACCGGTGATCGAGCGCAGCCTGCCGGTTCCTGACGCCTCGATCGAGGAACGGCTGACGGTGTTCCACGCCGATTTCAGCCAAAAGCGTTTGCCTGCCAAGGGAGAGGAAGAGAGCGCCGCCGATCGGTTTTGGCGGGCGCTCGACATCGAGCGGCGGTCCGAGGCCGGAGAGCCGGTGACCGAGGAAGAAGCGGAGTTCTACGGGCGCATGCAGCGCCTGCCGGAATACCGGGCGCAGCGGCTTGCCTACAAGGTGAACGGCGCGGCGGCGATCGGTTGAAACGAAGACCGCCGGGGGCGTGCAGGCCCCACGGCGGCATGACGAGAGTGAAGGAGATACTATGCTGGACGAGGCGGAAATCAAGATGACAGGCACAGCCACCGTGGCCCCGCTGCGCAACGTGACGCTGCTAAATGCGCTCATTCAGCGCGTGCAGAGCCGCGACGAAGACCTGCCTGGGCTGGCCTGTTTCTATGGGCCGAGCGGTTACGGGAAGACCAAGGCGGCTGTCTGGAACGCGCAGCACTATGGCTGCTACTGGGTCGAGCTGAAATCGACCTGGACCGTCAAGAAGATGATGTCCGCGATCATCACCAACATGCGGATGACCCCCACGGGGACGGTCAGCGACATGGTCGATCAGGCGGCGGAAGAGCTCTCGAAATCCGGCCGACCGCTGTTGATCGATGAAGCCGACCTGCTGGCGCGGGACAGCTTCATCAAGGCGGTCAGGGACATCTACGAAAGCTCGCAGGGCACGATCATCCTGATCGGAGAGGAACCCCTGCCGCAGACGCTGCGGCGCTGGGAGCGCGTGCATAACCGGATGCTCGACTGGGTACAGGCGCAACCGGCAGACCTGCGCGAAGTGGGCTTGCTGGCCGCGTTGAAATGCCCCGGTCTTACCGTTGCGCCCGAGGTGCAGCAGCTGGTGCTGGAGAAAAGCCACGCCCGCGCCCGGCGCATCGTGGTGAACCTTAGGCAGGTGTCCGAATATGCGCTGACGACCGGCCGCAAGGAGATCACCGTCGAGGACGCGGCGAAGATCAACTTCTTCACCGGCGATGCCCCCGCGCCGCGGAGGATCGTGTGATGGCCATGAAGAAAGCAACTTGCCGTCTGCCTGTGCATCAGGAAGCCGACGGGCGGCAAGCAATGTGGCAGGCGATCAAAACCATGCCGCAACAGATCACAGTGCGGGCTATCGTCGAGATGACGGGGCTGAACCGATCGTCGATCCTTCGCTACCTGAAGGCTCTGACCGCTGCTGGACACTTGGCATCGAAGGAAGTCGAATTCGGTTTTCCTGGCCTTTGGGAACTGGTGAAAGACACCGGATTTCATGCGCCGCGTGTCCGCGAGGACGGCAGCAAGGTCACCCAGGGCGAGGTCTATGAACAGCTGTGGCGCGGCATGTATATGCTGAAGAGCTTCAGCGCCCGCGACCTGATCGAACATTCGAGCATCACGATTTCCGAGGCGACGGCGCGCGATTACCTGAAGCGGCTCCTGGCGGCGGGCTATCTGCGCGTCGAGCGCAAGGCGGATCCGCACAAGGCGTTGCTCGCCAGCTATCGGCTGATCCGCAACAAGGGCCCGCGGGCGCCACAGGTGCAGCGGGTGCAGCAGATCTACGATCCGAATTCGCGAGAGGTCTTTGCGCTTGGCGGTGGCAAATGAATGGCCCCGTCGAAACCGCCCGGGAACACTGGGGCGCGGATATGCCGGACTGGGTTGCCTTGCTGGCTGCCCAGTGCGCGGAATCGAGCCAGAACAAGGTGGCTAAGCGGATGAACCGCTCGGCTGCGCTGGTGTCGGCAGTTTTGCGCAACCGCTACGAGGGCGACATGGGCGCTGTTGAAGAGGTCGTGCGCGGCGTCTTCGAACTGGCCACCGTGGCTTGTCCCGCTCAGGGCGAATTGCAGACCAACATCTGTCGCGACTGGCAGCTCTTGGCGCGGAAGTTCTCGAATGAAAACAGCGAGCGCTCGCGGATGTATCGCGCCTGCAATCGCTGCCCGCGCTATCGCGCCGAGGGCACGAAATGAACGAGCACATCGTCCTGCGCGCAGTCTGCGCCTTTCACAAGATCGCCCCCGCCGCGCTGCTGGAGCGCACGAAGGTGACCTCGATCGTCTGGCTTCGGCACGAGCTGATCTATCTGCTGCGCTCGCTGACCAATCTGGGCTGGATACAGATCGGCAAGTTCGTGGGCGGGCGTGATCAGGCGACCGTCAAGAACTCGGTCGAGCAGGTGACAGAGCGCATCCTGAGTGATGCCGCCTATGGGACGCATATTGAGAACCTGTCGCGGTTCGTCCAACAGAGCGCCGAGGCCAGCCCGGAGCCTGCCCTTGCGCTGGCACGGCGGATGATCGGCACCGATGCGCTGGCCCGCGAGGATGCCGAACGGGCGGGCATGTGCTTGCTCACCGCCGCCTCGATCCTGGGCAACTCGGACCTGTCAGATGCCGAGGCCCGGCAAGCGGCGCTGGTCGTGCTGGGGAGCCTCGCCAATGTCGCGTGATCCCGCCCCGATGGCTGACCGCCAGATGATCGAGCTGGCCGCCCGCGCCGTCGGGCGCATCGACCGCGACGGGCTGCGCGGCGTGACGCTGGTCTCGACCGAAGAGATCTGGGCCATGGCGCTGACGCTCGTGCGCCTTGGCCTTGTGGCCGTGCAGCCCGGGGCAAAGGCCCCGGATGTGCTGATCGTGCCGCCCCCGACCAATCCCTGAACCAAGGAGAGCAAGATGGAAGACCGCATGTGGATCAATTCCGAGGGGCACCATGTCCCCGATGGTCTGGTCAGTGACGCCGACAAGATGAAGGACGAGCTGGTGCGCCGCCTGCACGCCAAGTCCGACGGCGTTCGGGATCTGATGACCGCTCTGAAGGCCGAGTGCTTTGCCGAAATGCAGACGGCGCGCGAGCTGCTGTTCGAAAAGTATGGCGCCAAGATCGGCGGGGCCAAGGGCAACTTCAGCCTGACCAGCTTCGACGGTAAGCTGTCGATCGAGATCAAGGTCACTGATCGGATCAGCTTCGGCGCAGAACTGCAGGCGGCGAAGGCGCTGATCGACGAATTCATCGAACTGAACGCCGCCGATGCCAACGACAATATCCGCGCCCTGGTCGAGCATGCGTTCCAGGTGAACAAGGCCGGGCGGCTCGACACCGGCCGTATCCTTGGCCTGCGCAAGCTGCAGATGAAGGACCGAGACGGCAATCCGGACGCGAAATGGGCAGCCGCGATGCAGGCGATTTCCGACGCGGTGCAGGTGCATGGGTCGGCCACCTATCTGCTGTTCAAGGAGCAGGACGCGCGCGGCGCGCTGGTCACCAAGACGCTCGATTTCGCGGCGCTGTAGGGGGCGGTAGTGGGCCGACACTGGGCAAGCAGTAAGCGAATGGCTGAGCGTACCGGCCGCACCGATAAACTGGTGCGACCGGTGGCGCGTCACTTCACGCGCTCCCAATCTGAGCACGGAAGTCTGCGCCAAATCTGCATTTTCCCGCCCTCAGTCCAATCTACGGTCGCAACCACTTGGCCGCCTGGCCGCATCTCCTCGAAGCTAGGACAGGCTTTCTGGAGCGCCTCCTCTTTGGAGGCGGCGCGAACCTCAAAGTTCTGCGGTAGAGGGCCGGAATATTGCGTCTCCGGCGAAACGGTAACTCTGAAATCGATCACGTCGACAACTCCTTTCGTTCATCGGCGGCTTGATTGCGCGTCGATCGAATCAGAACCTAGAGCGAGAAGGTTGCCAGCATCGAACGCTGCATCTGGTTTTCAGTGGTGCGGCCAGATCATCTTCGACCCTGCACACGCTAGAGACCCGCGCATTGCTCACAATACGTGGAGGTTTCCCGGATGACCGAGAAATGGCGCTGCCGGTTATTCTGGGGAAATCCCTATACCTCGCCGCCGCACGGCATGCCTCGCATTGCCATGTCCGTTTTGTGCGACCGGCCCCACCCGATCCCGGACGAGGTCCTGCAGATGTCAGGACCGGGCACGGAATACGGCCCTGGCAGCGGCTGGACCATCCGCTGGGAAATGATCGAGCAGCGCCCCGTCCGCCGGTGGAGCCAGGAGGCGCGGGCCAAGGTCCGCAAGAGCAACCTTCGCAAGCGCATGGAGAAGAAGTTCCCCCTGTTTGCCGAGGATTTCATCGCGGCCGAGATCGCGCGCCGCCCCAGCTATTTCGAGGGTTCCTATGACATCCGCCCTTAATCTTCAGCGCATGATCCATGTCGGCTGCAAGCAGCTCGGGTTGGACGAGGACACGCGGCACGATCTGCAGCTGGTTGCCACCGGCAAGGCCAGCATGGCCGAGATGACCGAGGCGGATCTTGTCCGCGTCGTCGACGCCCTGAAGGCGCGCGGGTTCAAACCCTTCGGCAAGGCCGCTTTCAAGGGCGGTAAAAGCGGCGTGAAGGGGGCCGTGAAACCGGCCGCAGCGCGGGCCGATCTGCGCTTCGTGCATGTGCTGTGGAAGAAGCTTGGCGAGGCTGGGGCAGCGAAGAAGCCGGGCCGTGACGGGCTGAACGCCTTCATCCGGTCGCGGTTCGAGGGCAAGTGGCAGTCGGTGCCGATCGATGTCGATGCGCTGCGCGACGCCGGGCAGATCAATGACGTGATCCGGGCGCTGAAGGACATGTGCAAGCGCGCCGGGGTGGTGGTGAAATGACCATGCTGCACACCTTCCACGCGCTGCGGCCGGTGGGCGGGTTCGACCTGATCATGGCCGATCCGCCCTGGCACTACGAAATGCGCAGCGAAAAGGGCGAAGAGAAGAGCCCGCAAGCACATTACCGCACGATGTCGATCGATGCCATCAAGGCGCTGCCGGTTGAAGCGCTGGCCGCGCGCGATTGCCTGCTGTGGCTCTGGGCGGTTGGTCCGATGCTGCCAGAGGCGCTGGAGGTGATCACCGCCTGGGGCTTCACGTTCAAGACTCAGGGCGAGTGGGCGAAGCTGACGAAGAACGGAAAGCAGACGTTTGGCACGGGATACATCCTGCGCAATAGCGGCGAACCTTTCCTCGTTGCCACGCGCGGTGCCCCCAAGACCACGAAGGCCGTGCGCAGCGTGATCTTTGGCGTGGCGCGCGAACACAGCCGCAAGCCGATCGAGGCCTTCGCCGCCGCCGAAAAGCTGATGCCGCATGCCCAGAGGCTCGAGCTTTTCAGCCGAGAGGTCCGCCCGGGCTGGACCAGCTGGGGCGATGAGGTGGGCAAGTTCGAGGGGGCCGTGGCGTGAAACTGCGAGTGTCTGATCATGCGGTGCTGCGCTACCTGGAACGCCATGGCGGTTTCGAGATCGAGAAGCTGCGCGAGCAGATCGCCACCCGCATTGCACCGTTTGCGGCCACCGGTGCCGAGCATGTCCGCTGCGATGGTCTGGTCTTCGTGATCCGCGGAGAGCACCCGCAGCGCGTCGTGACAACGGTTGTCGAAGCGGCCCGGTTCCTGCCGAAGGATCCGCGTGATGGCTGATCGCGATGTCCCCGCCACCCCGGCCCATGTCGAGCCCTTCGTGCGTGTCCTGGGCGAGGCCGAGGCCATCCGCTTCCTGCTGACCTTCGGCGGCGCGGAACTCTATCTGGCCACCTCGCCCAAGGGGCGCTCGCGCTTGGCCGAGGAATTCGGCGTCGAGCGGGCAGCCGCTATCGCCCGAGCCGCGGAATATCTGCCGCGCCGGGTGCCGCTGGCAAAGGAATGGATTGCGGCGGTTTGGGCCAATCAGGGTTTGACGGATGCCGAAATTGCCCGCAGATTGCACGTGACCGATGTGACCGTGCGTGCTTGGCGCGCCAAGGCGCCATCGCGCGGTCGGCGCATCGCCAAGTCCAAAGATCCCCGACAGCTCCCCCTGATCTGACCCCCGCAAGGTCTTGCGGGTGTTTTGACGGCCCCAGCCATCCGATAACGGACATGGGGCGCGTGGCCCCGTTCAGCCGGGGTCAAACATGCAAACCAGTGAACGTGGCCTGCGGTCGCTTGAGCTCGAAGAGGGCGTGGTCTTGCGCGCCTATCTTTGCCCGGCAGGTCGCTGGACGATCGGACCCGGTCTGACAGCCGCGTCTGGCGTGATCGTGCCCCATCCCGGCATGGTGATCACCCTCGAACAATCCCGCGATCTGACTGCGCAGGCGCTGGCCCGCAATTACGAGCCTGCGGTTCATGCCGCCATGCCTGGTGCCGCCCAGCATGAATTCGATGCCGCTGTGCTGTTCCATTGGAACACAGGCGCGATCCGTCGCGCGTCGTGGGTGCGATCTTGGCTCGGCGATGCGCCGCGTCCCGTGATCGAGGGGCAGTTCAAGGCCTGGAACAAGGGGGGCGGGAAGGTTCTCCCCGGGCTGGCTGCGCGGCGCGGGCGCGAGGCGCTGATCCTGTTTGATGGCATCTATCCTGTGCCTGACCTCGGTCCCGCCGCCGAGTTCGATATCCGTTGGGGGCTGCGCCTGACCGACGCCGAAAAGGCGCGTGCGCGGGCTGCCTTCGTGGCCCTTGGCTACCACGTCGACGGGCCGATGGACTTGCCGGACGCGGAACTGCGCCGGTTTCAAAAGGACAATGGCCTTTCCGCCGATGGCATCGCCGGTCGCGCCACCCTTTCCACCTTGCAACGCCTTACCTCTAAAAGGAGCAATTGATGTCTGCCCTGATCTCTCTGGCCGCGTCGGCCGGAATCCCGATCGTTGAAAAGATCCTGACGAACCGCGTCGGTGATACCGCCGGTGCGCTCGCTGGCGATGTGCTGGGCGCGATCGCAACGCAGGTTGGTGTCGGCGTCGAGGATCTCGATCAGGCGGCAACCGAGAACCCAGCCGCGGTGACGCAGGCGATGCGCAAGGTCGAGGAGCGTGGCCCCGAGATGATTGCGCTTTACGCCAGGGGGATCGAGCTGCAGATGGCGCAGCTGCAGGCCGAAAAGAGCGAACCGTTGTGGATGCGCGCGTGGCGCCCCGCAGGCATGTATCTGCTGGGGCTCTTCTGGCTTTGGAACGTGATCATCCTGCACGTCATCAACGCCGTCGGAAAAAATGATCTTCTCCCGCAAATGCCCTTCGAGCAGCTTGTGCAGATCTCGGGCCTCTACATGGGGCTCTACATGGGCGGGCACACCATCAAGGACGCCGTCTCGCAGTGGGCGGGGTCGAAGTGATGGAGGGGCAGCTGCTCAACATCAGTCCCGCCGTCGTCTGGGTCGTCGCGCTCGGCCAGCTGCTCACCTTCGGCTTGACCGTCTGGAACTTGCTCGCCTCCGGAAGCCGGGCCAATGCCGCGAAAATCGCCGAGCAGGGTCTCGTGCTCGATGCGCACAACCTGCGCATCACGGGCCTCGAAAACAGTCATCGCCAGCTGCCGTCGAACAAAGACCTGCACGATCTCGAAATCACGATGGAGCAGCTCAAGGGCGAGATGAAGGCCATGACAGCGGCGATGGCCGGTCAGGCCGGGATCATGGAGCGCCTCGAACAGATCGTCGCGCGCCATGAGCAGCACCTTCTGGATGGGGGCAAACGATGAGCGATTATCTCAAGACCATCGGGCGGCATCGGCGCCTCGCGATCCTGCGCCATCTGGAGGCGATTCCGGAATACACCGGCAATGCCTCGATCCTGCAGGACGTGCTCAAGGGGCTCGGCCTCGCCTCGTCGCGCGACCAGATCGTGACCGAACTGGCGTGGCTGCGCGAGCAGGGCTTCGTGACCTTCGACCCCTCGGCGGATTTCGTGGTGGTGACAGCGACGGCCCGCGGTGTCGATATCGCGCGCGGCCTTGCCACCCATCCCGAAATTCAGCGCCCCAGCCCGCGGGTCTGACATGCCGCCGCCCCGCAAAATCGATCTGTTGCCGCAAGAGCTGCGCGCGTGGCTGCAGGAAGAGCTGCGCGCCCGTGGCTTCGGCCAATACGAAGAGCTGGCCGAGGCGCTGAATTTTCGGCTGGAAGCAGCCGGGCTCGACCTGCGGATCCGCAAGTCGGCCATCCATGCTTGGGGCTCCGAATATCAGGAGTTCGTCCAGCTGCAGGAACAGGCGTCCGACTGGGCCAAGGAATGGCTCGGCGACATGGGCATGCAAGACCAGGCGCAGCGCCAGAACGTGCTGTTCCAGATGCTGACCACGCTCGCATTCAAGGTCATGCAGGCCGAGGTGACGAAAGAGGGTGCCGAGATCAGCCCGCAGAACCTGCACTTCCTCGCCCGGATGATGAAGGACGTGATGTCGTCGTCTGGCATCGTTCAGGCGATGCAGGAGAAGGAGAAGAAGGCACAGGCGGCCAAGCTCGACGCCGCCGTGACGACGGGCGACATCGACGCCGAAGCGGCCGAGAAGGCACGGCGCATTCTGGGGTTCGCGTGATGTCGCTTTGGGACAATCTCTGCATCCACGCCTGCTACCACTGGTGGAACCCGATCGGCCTCATCCTGCTCGACGACTGGGTCGATGAGGTTTGGCGCGGCCTCGGGCCGGACTATCCGGGGTGGCGATGATGGCAGGGCTCACGACGATCGCTGCGGTGCGTCGCCGGAGGAAAGAACGCGTGGTGCCCTCCCATCCGCTGGATGTGCTCGAACCGGTGCAGATCACCTCGGAGCTGCTGAACATCGGCTACTCGCCCCGCACCGCCGCAAATGCGGCAGAGATCGCATATTCCGTCGCGGCGTCGCTGCGCACAGGGCGCGCTGTGCCGCCGCGCTGGGGTTGGGGTGACTGATGGCTGACGACGTGAAGCGCAAGATCGCCGCCCTTTTGGGAATGACCAAGGCCCGCGGTTGCTCAGAGGCCGAGGCCATGGCCGCTGCCGAGAAGGCGGCGCAGCTGATGCGAGAGCATGGGCTGACCGAAGCCGATGTCCTATTCGGAAAAGCGTCGGCGAAGTCGAAAACGAACGGCAATGGTGCGCGTGATCTCCTTTGGGGAACGCTGGCGCGGAATACCAACACCGCGCTGATTTTCGAGTTCGGCCGCGCGACATTCGTCGGCGCCGGGCCCGGCCCAGAAATTGCGGCCTATCTCTTCACGGTGCTCGGCCGAGCCATCGACGGCGCCATTTCCGAATACAAGGGCGCGCCAAATTATCGTCGGCGCAAGTCGACAGACAGCAAGCGTCGGGCCGTCCAAGATTTCACACACGCCATGGTGCGCCGCCTGCAGGTGAAACTGGATGCGCTGTTTGTGGATGTCCGATCGTCGGAGGCGCGCGCGCTCGCCGTGTCGGCGCGGGACCAGATGTTTCCGGGTGGGACACCGGTTAGAGGCCCTGCGCCCGCCAAATTGCGCAACAGCAAGGCGATGCTCGCGGGTATTGCAGCCGGTGAGCGGGTCGAGCTTTCGCATGGCGTTTCCGGAGAACAGGCGGAAAGGCTGCGTTTGGGACAATGAGCGCCATCAACCCGATCTCGCCCGTCGTGCAGTTCCTGCCCTACCAGCGGGCGTGGATCGCCGACGACAGCCGCTTCAAGATCGGCATGTTCTCGCGCCAGACCGGCAAGACCTTCAGCACTTGCGGCGAATGCGTCGATGATTGCTTCACCGCCTGGAAGGACGATCGCAAGACGCGTTGGGTGATCCTGTCGCGCGGCGAGCGGCAGGCGGCCGAGGCGATGACCGAGGTGATCAAGCCGTTCACGAAGGCCTTTTACGAGGTCTACAATACCCTCGTGAAAGGGGGTGAACCCCGCTTTGAAGAGGGCGAGTTTCGCGCGCCCCAGGAGCGCGGGCCGGACGCCGTCTATAAGGCGCTCGAAGTCGCTTTCCCGAACGGCTCGCGTATCACGGCACTGCCCGCGAACCCCGACACCGCCCGCGGCTTTTCCGCGAACGTGATCCTGGACGAATTCGCCTTCCACGCCAAATCGCGCGAGATCTGGGCGGCGCTCTTCCCGGTGATCTCGAAGGGGCGGCAGAAGCTGCGGGTGATTTCGACGCCGAACGGTAAGGGCAACAAGTTCTACGAGCTGATGACGGCCGAGGGCTCGGTCTGGTCGCGCCACATCGTCGATATCTACGAGGCGGTGCGGCAAGGTCTTGACCGTGACATCGACATGCTGCGCGCCGGGATGGCGGACGAGGATGCCTGGGCGCAGGAATACGAGCTGAAGTGGCTCGACGAGGCCAGCGCCTGGCTCGATTACGACCTGATCTCGGCGTGTGAAAGCGAGAGCGCGGGCATCCCCGGGCTTTACATGGGCGGACCGTGCTTCGTTGGCGTCGATATCGCGGCGCGCAACGACCTTTTCGTGATCTGGGTGATGGAGCTGGTCGGCGATGTGCTGGTGACCCGCGAGGTGATCGCACGCCGCCGGATCTCGTTTGCCGAACAAGACGCGCTGCTCGATGACGTGATGAACCGCTATCGCGTCGTGCGCGTCCGGATGGACCAGACCGGCATGGGCGAAAAGCCGGTCGAAGATGCGAAGCGTCGCCACGGGCAGCTGCGCGTCGAAGGCATCCTGTTCTCGTCCGCGGCCAAGCTCGACATGGCGACGGCGCTCAAGGAGAGCATGCAGGATCGCAAGACCCGCCTTCCGGCCGGGGATCCGGTGCTGCGCGCCGATCTGCATTCGGTCAAGAGCCAGGTGGGGATCAGCGGCACACGACGGCTGGTGGCGGATGGCGAAAGCGACGGCCACGCCGACCGCTTCTGGGCGGCGGCGCTGGCCTGTTCGGCCGCGGATGGGGGAGAGCCGACTTACAGCTATCGGCCGGTGACGCAGGCCGAAACCACGGGGCAAGGGCTTGGCTTTGGCAGCGCCGAAGGCTGGCGCCGCCCGCTCGGGGCGCGTCTGCGCGGGCGGTTGTGATGAAGGGAGAAAAGGCCATGGCGCGTGTTCTGGGGCCTGACGGACAGCCCGTCGATCCGGTGAAGCTGAAGTCCGAAATCGCGGGCGCGAAGATCGCCACGGTGCGATCGCCGCTCTCGTCCTATCCGGCGGATGGGCTGGAGCCGGTGCGGCTGGCCAATATCCTGCGCGAGGCGGATGCAGGGCATCCGGTGCGGCAGCTCGAACTCTACGAGGCGATCGAGGAACGTGACCCCCATTACATCGGCGTGCTCGGCACCCGGCGCCGGTCGGTCAGCCAGATCCCGATCACGATCGAGGCGGCCTCGGACAGCCCCGAGGACGAGGCCCGGGCGCAGATGGTGCGCGACTGGCTGGCACGGGACGAGCTGACCGAGGAGGTCTTCGACATCCTCGATTGCATCGGCAAGGGCTACAGCTTCACCGAAATCGTCTGGGACACCTCCGAGGGGCAGTGGATGCCCGCGAAGCTCGAATGGCGTGACCCCCGCTGGTTTCGGTTTGATCGGCTCGCGCTCAAGACGCCGATGCTGATCACCGGGTCGCTGGCCGAAGAACCGCTGCCCTGGGGCAAGTTCATCTTTGCGAAGATCGCGGCCAAGTCCGGTTTGACGCTGCGCTCCGGCCTGACCCGCGTCGCGGCCTGGGGCTACATGTACAAGATGTTCACCCAGAAGGACTGGGCCATCTTCACGCAGAACTATGGCCAGCCCATCCGCGTCGGGCGGTTTTCGCCGGATGCCACCGAAGAGCAGCAAGACACGCTTTACCGGGCGGTCGCGAATATTGCCGGGGACTGCGGCGCCATCATCCCTGAAGACATGCGGATCGACTTCATCGAATCGGGGAACCTTGGGGCAGCGGCCGGGCTCTACAAGGAGCGTGCCGACTGGCTCGACCAGCAGATCTCGAAAGCCGTGCTCGGGCAAACCGCGACGACAGATGCGGTGGTCGGCGGGCTCGGCTCGGGCAAGGAGCACCGCGCCGTTCAAAAGGACATTGAAACGGCGGATGCAAAGGCCCTGGCGGCGATCCTGAACCGCGATTTGATCCGGCCGTGGATGCAGCTCAACTTCGGGCCGCTCAAGCGCTATCCGCGTCTGAAGATCGAGCAGCCGGAACAGGAAGACCTCAAGGCGATGTCCGAGGCGATCGTGCCGCTGATCGATCGCGGGTTGGAGGTTGACCAGGCCACGATCATGGGCAAGTTCGGCCTGCCCGAACCGAAACCGGGGGCGAAACTGCTGCGGCCGCAGTCCGGTGCGCCGGTCTCGCCAGGCGGAAGCCCGCCACCAGCGCCGTTGAACGGTCAAAACGCGGTTTTTGAACGGTCTGCGCCCCCCGCGGGGATCACGGCAGCCCTGCAAGCGGAAGGCGCCTCCACGGCGCAGCCACGCGAGGGGTCGAATGACGCCGCCTCGGCGCTTGGCGACCGGGCCGCGATCGAGGCGCAAGCGCCGATGGAAGCGATGCTGGGCCAGATCGAGGCGATGCTTCAGGCCTCGGACAGTCTGGAGGAATTTCGGTCGATGTTGCTGGCCGCGTTCCCGAAGCTCGACAGCGGTCCGCTGGCCGGTGTGCTGGCCCAGGCGTTGACAGTAGCGAATGCGACCGGACGGGCGGATGTCGAGGCCGAGAATGGCTGAGGTCGGCGCCAGCTTCGGCAAGCCGTTCGATCTGCAGCTTGCCGCGCTGCGGCTGCGACTGGCCAACCAGGTCGGTACCGCCGCCTGGGACGATCTGGTGAAAGCGCAGCATGATCGCGCCTTTGTCGTGGCCGGGGCGATGAAGGCGGACTTGCTGGCGGATCTGGCAGGCGCGGTCGAGAAGTCGATCGCCCAGGGTACGACGCTGGAGGAGTTCCGGCGCGATTTTCGCAACATCGTCGAGACGCATGGTTGGCATGGCTGGACCGGCGAGGGAAGCGCCAAGGGCGAGGCGTGGCGAACCAAGGTCATCTACCGCACCAACATGGCCACGAGCTATGCGGCTGGGCGGTGGGCTCAGCTGATGTCGATGCCCTATCTGATCTATCGCCACGGCAATGCCCGCGAGCCGCGGTTGCAGCATCTCGCCTGGGACGGTCTGGTGCTGCCGCGCGATCACCCGTTCTGGAAGACCCATGCCCCCGTCAACGATTGGGGCTGCACCTGCTATCTGTCAGGGGCCAGATCCCCGGAGGCCGCGCGGCGGCGCGGTGGTGATCCGGACAAGGCCTTGCCAGCTGGATGGGATGCGATCGATCCGCGCACCGGCGCCCCGATCGGGATCGGCAAGGGATGGGACTACGCGCCCGGGGCGTCGGTCGCGCAGGAACTGGCGGGGATTGTCGAGAAGAAAGCCACTACGCTGCCCGCGCAGATCGCGACCGACTTCAAGAACAGCGTGACCTCGATCGTGCAGGCTGGCCCCGATCCGGCAGCCCAAAGCCCGAAAACGCCGGATGAGGCGATTGCACGCGGCAAGGGTGTGCTGTCCGCGCTGGTTGCGGCATCGCCCGAAATGGAGGCCGCTTGGTCAGTTGGAAATTACGCACATGCCGCCCCGGCCTTGCAGGCGGCCGTAATGACCGAACTGCGGCGGGTGCGGTCTGTCGGACAGGCGCGCATCGCGCTTGTCCCCGGAACGCGAAAACCTGCGGCCACCGTGATGCAGGGGGTTGCCGATGTCATGCCGACGGATTGGGTAGCCGCTGCGAGCGCGGCGCCCTTGAAGGTTCGGATCTCGACGAAGCGCGGCTATTACATGCCGAGTGGCGCAGATCGGCCCGCCGAGATCGCGACCAGTGAATCCAGTACGGCGGTGCATGAATATCTCCACCATCTGCAGGCAAAGCTGCCGGGCCTTGATGCCTTGTTTCAGGAGCTGCATCGCGTTCGCACTGCGGGCGAGCCACGGGTCTCGATCGGACATCGCGAGTGGGCGCGTGTCGATCACTATTACAACACCTATCAGGGCCGCGAATATGGCGGCGCGAATTCGGCGCTCGAAGTGCTGACGATGGCGCTGCAGCCCATCCTCGGATCTGATCTGAAAGCGCTCCGCATGCTGAAAGAAATGATGGAGCACGACCGCGAGATGCTTGAATTGGCGCTCGGAGTGCTTTTCTATTGGAAGGTGTGAGGATCAGATGTCAAACACCCGCGTCATAGCCGTTGATGCACACCCGGGCCGCACTGGCCGGATGGAGTTTGATATCGATTTTTCGACCGGAGAGATCACAGGTTTTAATGTGGTCGGTGTCGGCGAAGGCTATTGCAGATCGATCCTGGCGGACTTCGCTGCGCATCCCGACGCCCCAGCGTCATTTCCTTGGCAACAGGACTATGACGCCCCCGATCCGTTGCGAAACCCGAAATCCTTGGCATGGCAACTGATGGCCATCGGCTGGACGCTTGAGGGTGAGCTGGCGAAATATTCGGCGCCTGAGCCTGATCCTTTGCCCGACGGCGCGCTGTCGTGATCACCATCGAATTCCAGGATGGCGCCGTGCTGGCTGGCATCGACCGGCTGCAGGAGCAGCTGGGCGACATGACCGCTTTCATGGATGACCTCGGCGAGCTGCTGGTGGCCTCGACCAAGGCGCGATTTCCTGCAGGCACGGCGCCTGATGGCACGGCTTGGGCGCAGAACTCGCCCGTTACGCTTGCGCGCAAATCCGACCACCGCCCGCTTTTTGGGACATCTGGCAGCTTGAACAGCCAGATCTTCGCGACGACCGGGGCTGATTTCGTGCGGGTCGGCTCGAACCGCGTGCAGGCTGCGATGATGCAGTTCGGCGGCTCGAAGTCGGTCTATGCCCACCTTTGGGGCGACATCCCGGCGCGGCCCTATCTGGGCCTCTCGGACGAGGACAAAGAAAACATCCTGGCCGAGACCAGAGATTGGCTGTCGGGCGCGTTTTCCGGCGATTGACAGACGCCCCCTTGCCCGCGCAGGCTGTGCGTGACCTGGCAGATCTGACTACCCCGCAAGGTGTTGCGGATTATTTGCCCGCCTCGCAGCCGTCATGATGGCCCCATGACGCACAAACCCTCCACCTCCCTCGCGCTCTGCGCTGCCCAGCCGCTCCCCGAAGGGGATGCGCCGGACTGGGTGCATCTGCTGCCCTCCGCTGGCGGCACGATCGGCACCCACGATGGCCGCGGCCCGTATCGGGTCACTGACCCGGCCGCGATCATCGCCGCATCGCTGCAGGCCGATGCGCGTGACGCTGGTGGCCTGATCGTTGATGAAAACCATGCGGCAGATCTGGCTGCCCCCCTCGGCCTGCCGTCGCCTGCGCGCGGACGCATCGTCTCTATGGAGGCCCGCCCCGACGGTGTCTGGGGGCAGGTCGAATGGAGCCCGGCGGGTATCGCGCTGCTTGCCGAGCGGGCCTATCGCGGGATCTCGCCCGTCATCATCTATGCCGCTGACGGCACGGTGCGCCGGATCGCCCGGGCCTCCCTGGTCAATTACCCCAACCTGCGCGGCCTCGTCGCGCTCAACTCGGAGTCCGACATGGATCTGACGAAACTGGCGCGTGCGCTCGGCCTGGCCGAAACCGCGACGCTCGAAGACATCATCGCGGCGGTCGAAGCCCTGACCGGGGCGAAAGGTGAGGGCGAAGGCGACATCGCCTTGCAGTCCGAGCTGGGCACGATCCTGGGCGTCGATGGCAACCGCGAGGCGCTGATCGCTGCCGCGCGCTTGGCGGTCTCGGGCAAGGACACGCTGATCGCGCTGCAGGCGCAGGTGACGGCGCAGGCGGCCGAACTGAAAGGCATCCGCGAAGCGGCGACCCGCTCGGCGTCCGAGGCCTTCGTGGATGGTGAAATCGCCCGTAAGCGGGTCGGTCTGAACGCCGCGAACCGGGCCGAGTTCATCGCGCTGCACATGTCGCAGCCCGAGACGGCGCGCAAACTGATCGAAGGCATGCCGGTGGCGGGCGAGACCCACACCGCGCAGCTGCCGAGCGCGATCAAGACCGGCGGCGAGTTCCTGTCGCTGAACGCCGAACAGCAGGGGCGCGTGCTGCATGACAAGGCGAAAGCCTTCCAGACCGAACAGGCCGGGAAAGGCCTTTCGGTGAGCATGATCGACGCCATCCAGCATGTGAAAAAGGAGATGCGGCTGTGATCCCCACCTTGATCCGGGCCTATGAGGCCAGCGCCGCGATCGGCGCGTACAAGATCGCCAAGTTTTCCGACGCGGCGGCCAGCACCAAGATCGGCCCGGCCGCTGCCAATACCGATCCGGTGCTGGGCGTGACCGGCCAGTTCGGCGGTGCGGCGGGCGACATGGTCGATGTCACGCAAAGCGGTATCGGTCAGGTCACGCTGGGCGGCACCGTCACCGCGGGCGCCGAGTTGACCGCGGATGCCAACAGCAACGCCATCGCCGCCGTGCCCACCGCCGGTGTCTTCATGTCCGTTGTCGGCAAGGCGCTCGCCCCCGGCGTTGCGGGCGACGTCATCGAAATTCTGGTCGGTCCGCGCGCGTTCTACCGCGGCGCCTGATCCCCCAACAGTCAAGAGGTTCCCATGGCCACCAGCCGCCCGTTCGTCGTCGATGCCACGCTTACCGCCGTGGCGATCGGCTTCAAGAATGGCTCCGCGATGCGGATTGCCGACAAGGTTCTGCCGCGCCTGCCGGTGTCGAACGAAAAGTTCAAATACACGGTCTACCCGATCAGCGAGGCCTTCAACACGCCCGACGCGCGTGTCGGGCGCAAGGGCGCGGTCAAGCAGCTCGAGTTCAGCGGCACCGAGGTGACCTCGGACGTGGTTGATTACGGTCTCGACAGTCCGATTCCGCAATCGGACATCGACGCTGCGAATGCCGCCAAGGCCGAAGGTCGGACGATCTATGACCCGGAAGCCCATGCGACCGAGATGCTGACCGAGACCATCGAGAACATCCGCGAAGCGCGGGTGGCGAACATGGTCTTCAGCGCGGCCTCCTATGCGGCCAGCCGCCGGATCACGCTTTCGGGCGGGTCGCAGTTTTCGGACTATGCGAACTCGGATCCGATCGGCGTCATCGCGACCGGGATGGATGCGACCCTGGTCTATCGCCCGAACACCGTCGTGATGGGGCGTGCGGTCTGGTCGAAGGTGTCGTCGCACCCGAAGATCGTAAACGCGGTCAAGGGCAACGTCTCCAACCAGGGCCGGATCTCGATCGAGCAGTTCAAGGAGCTGCTCGCGGGCGACGGGATCACCGAGGTTCTGGTGGGCGATGCCTGGGCGAACACCGCCAAGCCGGGCCAGAACCCGGCGCTGGCGCGCACCTGGGGCAATCACCTGGCGCTTCTGCATCTCAACCCGCTGGCCTCGGTCGAGCAGGGCGGCATCACCTTCGGCTTCACGGCGCAGCTCGGCGACCGTCTGGCCGGGCGGATCGAGGATCCGGATATCGGCCTTCAGGGCGGTTTCCGCATCCGCGTCGGCGAGCGGGTCCGCGAGCTGATCTCGGCGCAGGACGTCGGTTACTTCGTGCAAAACGCCATCGCCTGATCGGCCTGATGCGACTGCGGCATGGCGCGCCTCGCGCCGTGCCCCCACCCAAAGGAGAAGACCATGGCCAAGAAGCCCGAACCCGCCCCCGAAACCGGCACCGTCACCGCCAATGTCATCGACGCGCTCGACCGCGACGGCGAGACCTATGGCCCCGGCGACACCGTCGAACTGCCCACCGCCGAAGCGTTCAAGCTGCGCAGCCTTGGCGTCGTCGCCTTCGACGATGAAGCGACGGCCCCCGCGGAGCCCAAGTCGGCGACCTGAGATTTCAGGCAGCGAGCAAACGTCCTTTCCTCAGCGTGAGGTCGCAAGGCCAAGCAACAGCGCAAAAACACGGGCGTGACAGCCGGGAGAGACCGGCACCAACCTTCAGGATCGGCACCCATGACCTATGCGACGCAACAGCAGATGATCGACCGGTACGGCACCTCGGCGCTGGTGATGCTGACCGACCGCGCCGAATTTGCCACCGGCGTGATCGATGCCGCGATGATCGATCGTGCGCTGGCCGATGCTGATGCGACGATCGACGGCTATCTGGCCCGGCACTATGCCCTGCCGCTTGCCGTTGTCCCGCCGCAACTGCCGCCGATTGCGCAGGCCCTGGCCTATTGGTCGCTGCATCTGACCGAGCCCGACGGCAAGACCAAGGCCGATTACGACACCGCCCTGCGCATGCTCAAGGACATCGCCGATGGCCGCGTGCGGCTGGCCGTGGCAGGCACTGAGCCGCAGACGACGGCGGCCAGCGGTGTGCGGATGACCGATAGTTCCAGGCCGCTGTCGGCTGGTTCCATGAAGGGCTTCATCTGATGGCCGACGTGGAAGACATCATCTCCCGGCTCAAGGATCGCGTGGATGGCTTGGGCGGCCGCGTCTGGGGGGCCGCCGAATTCGGCGCGCTGACCGCAACCGGGCAGCTGCCGCAGGTTACCCCCGCGGCCCATGTCATCCCGACCGGGATCAAGGGCGGTTCGCAGGCGGCACGCACCGGTGCCTACGTCCAGTCGATCGAGCGCCTCTATTCCGTGGTCCTTACCGTCAAGGCCGGGGATGCCTCTGGCGCCCGGGCGCTGCCGGTGATCGGCGATCTGATCGACGCCATCATTGCCGCGCTGTCGGGGTGGGACTGGGGCGGCCGCGTCAGCGTCATGACGTTCCGCAACTGCACTCTGAGCCGCGCCGCCGCAGGCGCCTTTGCCTACGACATTTCGTTTTCGATCACCGATCAGCTGAGGATCATCCCGTCATGAGCAAGACCAAAACTGCTGCCGCGCTGCCCGCCCAGCCCTACCCTGATCGGGGCGGATCGTTCCTGCTCGATGAGGTTGCCGGAACCCTTACGCCCATCGAAACGGCAGGTGAAACCCCCGTTCAAGACCCCGTTGAAACCACCGCTGAACAGGAGCCGCGCTGATGTCGGACCGTCTGACCCGCCGCACCGCCATCATGGCAAAACTGGAGTCAGTCTACGGCACTGCCGAAACGGCCTTCGTCGCGACCGATGCCATCTTGCTTGTCGATCAGCCCGATTTCCAGATCGAGCCGGACACCGTGCCGCGCAACCTCGTGCTGCCGTGGCTCGGCAATTCCGAAGAGCTTCCCGGGCCGCGCCGCGCGCGCTTGAAGTTCAAGGTGGAACTGGTCGGCTCGGGTGCTGCGGGCACCCCGCCCGCTTGGGGCAAGCTGTTGCGCGGCTGCGGGTTCGCCGAAACCATCACTGCAGGCTCGCGCGTCGAATATACGCCCGTCAATGCGGGTTTCGAGGGGCTTACGTTCCGGTTCTTTCGGGATGGCGTTCGATATGTCGCGCGGGGCGGCCGCGGCACGGTCAAGCTGAATCTGGCGGCCTTCACCGTGCCCACTGCCGAGTTCGACTTCATGGCGCTCGATGTCGATACGGTTGCCGCCAGCGTCCCGGCGATTGACCTGACCGCGTTCATCGGCCCGGAGGTCGTGTCAGACGTCGCTGCCGGTGTCCTCTCGATGGGCTCGACCATGGCACTGGGCGTTGTGACCGGGGGCACGGTCCTGGCCTCGAAAGGCCTTTCGATCGACGTGGGCAACAAGCTGGCCCATTCCAAGCTGCTCGGTGGCGAGTCGATCAAGATCACCGACCGCACGGTAGCGGGTCAATTGTCGGCCGATCTGGACGCTGCTGCCGAGATCGCATGGCGCGCCGACGTGAACGCCAATACCCTGACATCGATCGGCTTCCAGCACGGGTCGGCTACGGGCAAGCGCATTGGCGTTTTCGGTGGGCGGGTGCAGCGCACCACGCCGCAGGCGATCGACGCGGATGGCAGCGTGATGATCCAGACCAATCTGCGCTTCCTGCCAGGCCTGACCGGTACCCCCGAAGTCACCATCGTTGCGAGGTAAGCCGATGTCGAACTCCGAAGACCTTGAAGCACTGTTCCCGATGCGCCGCGATATCACCATCGCGGGCAACCAGGTTGCGATAGGCGCGCTGAAGGTGCGCCAGTTCGGCGCGTTTTCGAAAGTGTCGGAGCCTTTTGCCGGGCACGTCATCACCGGCGACTATCTGGCCGCGGTCGTGCAGCACCCCGATGCCGTCATCGCGGCGCTGGAGATCGCGACCGGTCAGCACGGTGCGGTGTTTGAGGACATGCTGCCGGACGAGGTGATGCAGATCTTGGCCGAGGTGATGGAGATCAACCTGCGTTTTTTCGGCCAATGCCTGCTTCCGATTCGGGACAGGCTGCGCGAGCGGATGCTGATGATCGCGGAGCGCTCGACTGGGCAACCGCCGTCGCCCGCCTCGTCCGCTGGGGACACGACCTTGCCGCCGTCGGAGAGCTGACGGTCGCTCAGCTCGATGTCCTGATGCGCGGTCATGCTGCGGTGGACGAGATCGAGCATCGCAATCTTATTGCGGCGTTCAAGGCCGCGCTTTCCGAAGCCCCGGAGCTCTCGGCCGCGCCAGTGCCCGGCGCTCCCATCAACGGCGATATCCGGTTCCTCTGAGGCTCACATGAACGACATGGTGGCGGCATTCGAGATCAGGGCACGGGCCGATCAGGCCAAGGCCGAGATTTCGCAGTTGCGGGGCGAACTCGACAAGACTGGTACCGCGGCTGATCAGGCGGGGCAGAAGGGCAAGAAGCTTGGCGAGGCCTTTGGCGAGCTGCCACGTACCGTGACGCCGAAAGTTCAGGAGCTTGGCCGCGAGTTTGAAGCTCTCGGAAAATCCGCAGCATCTGGCAGCAGTCAAACGGCGCGAAATCTGGCATTTCAGTTCAGCCAAGTCCTGCAGATGGGGCAGGTAACCGGCAACTATATGCAAGCCCTCGCAATCCAGATCCCAGACATGGCGATGGGATTCGGCACTCTCGGCATTGCGGTCGGCGCCGTTGCTGGCGTCGCCCTGCCACTGCTGGTCAATTGGTTTACGTCGGCGTCGGACAGCGGCAAGGAGCTGGACAATACCCTCTCCGAAATCAACGCCGCCTTCGACGCCTACGCGAAATACGCCGAAATTGCTGCGATGGAGACCCTGAAGCTGAAGGAGAAATTCCACGGCTTCGCCAGCGAGGTGCAGGGGTTTTCCGAGTACATGAAGGGCCTCGAAACAGGCAAGGCTCTCGACGGGTTGAGTGCATCTATCGACCCCCTCAAGGGGCAGTTGCTCAGCATTCAGCAAACATTCGCAGAGCTGACCAAGGCGCAGGCGGCGCTCGCGAACGCGCAGAAGAACCCCATGGCAAGTTCGGAGCAGGTCCTTCTCTACGCGGATAACGTGCGGATGCTTCAGGAAGAGGTCGATGCAGCCGCCGCTAAGCTCGGTATGTCCGCGGACGAGGCGCGGCAACTGGCGAGCGCTTTTGATGATCTCGGGGCGTCAAGTTCGTTCGTTGAAATAGCTGCCTCTGCCGGTTCTGCGCTTGCCATCATCCAGCAGATCTACCCTGCTTCGGAAGCTGTTCCGGGTCCGCTCCGTGACGCGGTCACGGCCTTGGCTGAGATGCAGCGACGCGCGGCCGAAGCATCCGACAGCCTGACCGTGGCGCAGACGATGGGCGACGCCTTGATGACGGCGCTCGACTCGGCTGCAGGTGCTGCATCAATGCTGGGGGCAAGTGTGCCAGGAGCCGGTTGGCTCGATGGGGCGATCTCGGGCGCGTCGAGACTTGCGGCACAGTTGTGGGATGCGGCCCGGGCCCGGGCGGCGGCGACGGACACGGCGGCACCGATGGCAGATGATCGCCGCGAAAACATCATCGCTAATCGACGCGGCGTGCATGATGCGACGGCCATCGTGCGTGATCGCGCGAGGCAAGCCTCCCTGCGCGGCGGTGGCGGTGGTGGCGGTGGTGCCTCGGTCGATCGGGAAAGCTTCGACGCGGTGACCAAGTCTGCCGAAGATGCTTTGACGGCCATGGATACCGCGATCGCGGCGATTCACGAGAAGGTCGCGCTCGGGCTGATGTCCGTTTCTGAAGGTGAAGAGGCCATAACTCGCGCGAAGGATCGTGCGGCGACGTCGATTGCTGATCTGATCCCCAAGATGCAGGCAGCCAATGACGTGTCGGGTACGCAGGCGGTGGCGGCCGTTGAGAAATGGCGGCTGGAAGTGCGTGGGCTCGCACGAGATTACGAGGACGTTACGAACCGCATTGCAGACTCAGCCAAGAATTCTGCGCAGTCGAGTTTTGCGGATTGGCTGAGTGGTGCCAAGTCGGGAAAGGAGGCGCTCGACGATTTCGGTCAGCATGTGTTGGCCACGTTTGCTCGCATCGCCGCGCAGCGTTTTGCCGATGCGGTATTCAACCCGATCATCGACGGCTTGATCGGTGCATTCTTGCCCGGCAGCGTAACAGCGAATGCCAATGGGGGCGTCTACTCCGGGGCTGGAATTGGTGCTTACAGCGGCACTGTCGTCACCCGCCCGACCTTGTTCGCCTTCGCCAAGGGCACGGGTTTGATGGGCGAAGCCGGTCCTGAGGCCATCCTGCCTCTTGACCGCGACTCAAGCGGAAAACTGGGGGTTCGGGCATCCGTGTCCGCGGCTGCGGCCGCTGGCCCCGTGATCAACATCATCAACCAGTCATCCGCCCGTGTCGGCGAGGTTCAAGAGAGGAACGACACTTCGGGGCGGCGGCGCTATGACATCGTTATGTCCGACGCAGTTTCCGTAGGGTTGTCTGCGCCCGGCGGAAAAGCGCGCCGGACTCTGCGGCAAGCCTACGGCATCAACCCGGCGGGGATCATGCGATGAGCTATCCCACTTGGCCCGCCACGCTGCCCCGGCCCGAGCGATCAAGCTATCAGCTGCAACCGCAGGACGGTCGTCGCAAGCGCGGCTTTGAGGCCGGTCCGCCCGGGTATCGCCGCCGCTTTTCCTCCGTGGCGCAGATGGTGACGCTGGCGATCGTGTGCGATTCATACCAGCGTCAGACATTCTGGACCTTCTATGAGACCGGCTGTGCGGGCGGGGCATCACTTTTTTGGATGCCAGATCCGACGCGGGACGGATGGCCGGTTCTTACTTCGGCTGGGGTGCCATTGCTGGATGCTGCAGGAGATCCCGTAATCGCTTCGGCGATATGGCTGTGCACCTGGGGCGATGCCCCGCCGATCGAGATGGTCGATGGTCTGGAGTTCCAGTTGCAGTTCGCTGTCGTGGTGATGCCATGAGCCGCCGTCTCTCTCTCAACGCGCGCCAGGCGCAGATCGATGCGGTCTCCGCCGAGATCGAGGTGGTGCTGATCGAGGTCACCCACCCGGATCTCGAAGCGCCGTTCCGGCTGAGCACCGACAACACCGAGCGCCTCACCGAAGAGCCGCTGGTTTACGGCACCCGCTCCAGCTGGCGTGGCGCGAACCCGGCCACCGATCCCTATCTCTGGATCGTCGCCTCGGCCGTGCTGCCCGACGACGCCGACGATGCACCGGCGCAAGCGCAGATCGTGCTCGAAAACCTCGACGCGCGCATGGTCGAGGTGCTCCGCTCCTATGTCGGGCAGGCCACGGTCGCGATGGCCGTGGTCGAGGCTGGCACCCCCGATGTGATCGAGGCCGAGTGGCAGGATCTGCGCCTCACCAATGCCGAGGGCACCGCGTCCGAGATCACGCTCTCGCTTTCGCGCGACGAGATCGAGCTGGAGCATTTCCCCTCGGGCCGGATGACGCGGCAGAAATTCCCGGGGTTGTGGCGATGAATTGGTCCAACCGCTACATTGGCATCCCCACCCTCGATCACGGCCGCACCGCCGAGGGCGCCGATTGCTGGGGCCTCGCCTGCATCATCTACCGCGAAGAGCTCGGCATCACGCTGCCCGAGTACCTCGGCTATGGCTCAGTCGATGAGCATGCCGAGATCTCGGCGCTGATCGAGGGGGCGAAAACCTCGCCGCTCTGGC